CTGCCTGTAAACGTGCTTGATTGATACTTGACAGGATCGCTAAAACTTACACCATCCAAGTCGTAGACATTGAACAAAGGTGCTTGCTGTACTGCAATTTTTTGTTGTGATTCTGTCCAAACAGTACCATTGTACCAAAATGTTAATCCTGTTAGACTGTTACCTTGCAAACATAACACACTTTGATCAGCCAATACTTCGCCATCGTCTGCCAAGACCAAGTGTATAATTGGTTGTGCTATCAACGGAGGCACAGTGTCTGGCACAATGAATTGCACCACATAAACTTTGTTGCGTACTACGGAATCTTCGTCTGCAGCAAAAATTACTCTACTACCATCAACAAATGTATAACCATCAACACTGTACGCGGTTGATCCTTCGATGTTGCTGAAAGCATCTGTTTCTTCAAAGTCAATGACATCAACTGGCTGTTTGCCTTGGGTGCCCATGTTGTATAATCTGATGTCTGGTCTGAAATTGATAATTGGACGTTTGGCTCGATAATTGTTGTCCAGCACAGCAACTACATTGTTGTATTCTGCTGTGGCCAATAATACGTCTACATGAAACCAACGGTTACTGCGAGTCCAGGCATTGAGATCTTTACTGGCTCGATCAATGGTAAGATAGTCAAGTTGATCAGGTTCTGCAGCAATGGTACTGTCATTGGCGTCTTCCACATAACTTTCAGGGGTAACAAAATTTCTAACAGGCAACAGTTCAATTGCAGTGCCTACTCCAGCCACATAAAATTCATTGTTGCTGAATGCAGTGGCAGTATTTTGGTATATGTCAGTGGTCAACGGCACAGTGGCACCGTCAGCTACATTACTGACAGAAAATTGAATACCATTGGCTGATATACTTTTAATATAATAAATTTGTCCTGCAACCACACCATTGCCTGTTTCAGGAAATATAATTTGCTCGCCTTGGTATAATCCCGCAGTGGTGCTACAAGTAAAATAATTGCTACCACCAGTAGTAGCTGAACATTCAACAGACAAAGTACCTGATCCGTAGTTGGCTGGAACAACGTCTCCTGTGAATTTGACTTTTAAACCATTGGTAAAGCTAACTCCATTGGAAGAAGTATAGCTTGGTTGTCCAATGATTTGGTCGATGAAAATTGTGCTGTCTTGTACAGGGTCCAACAACACTATGCGTCCATATATTTCAGAATCAGTACCGTCTTGATAATACAATTCATCAGCAGCCGCAGTCAGCAACGGAATGGGTTCAAAATTGCCTGCAGCAATTCGATACCAACTAGTATTGCTGTAGGTGATACCATAACTGATGGTGAATTTTTCATTGACTGCTACCACAGCAATACTGGTCAAATTTATAATATCAACTCCGGCCACATTAACAATGCTGATTTGATACACATTGGTATCATTGGTGTCATTGACAAATACCAAAGTCCTGGTGCTGAGATATGTGATACCATCAATACCACCATAGGTGGCAATGAATGTATTCAAAGGTTGATTGTTGATCTGATTGTATTCCAGTGTGGTCAATAGATCAATTGGTCCCACATCAGTGAGATTGTAGTAGAATTGCTGTGCAGTTTTTTGTGGCACATTGAATGTGATAATGCCAAGGTCTTCACCATTGTTGGTTACTCCCAACACATCACGATTGCTGATATTGGGGGTGGCAGGTACTACCCCTGCAATACCTGGACTAGTCTGAATCCAAAAACCTGGACCGGTTCCTGGCGTGCCATCAACAATGTTGATTGAGCCTCGTAGATTTATTTGATTTTCGCTGACATAGTACAAGGTATCAGGCGCATCTTGTGGCACAGTGAATGTTACTAGACCAAAACTACTGCCATTACGACTGACTCCAGAATTATAGGCATTACCAGTGCCCAGGGTCAGATCAGTCTTAATCCAAAAAGGATACACTCCATTGAGCGTGATGTTGAACACATAGGTGTTACCACGTGTTAGAGTCAAAGTAGGATTGGCTTGTTGATCTATAATGTATGATGTGATACCATTGTTGGTCACACGATAATTCACTGTTTCCTTAGTGTTTTGTGCCACTTGGAATGTGTAGCTGCCGCCGCGTACTAGGTTAATTGTGGGATTTTCTCCTGACAGTCCTGAAAAGGTGTAAACGCCATTGGCACGTACCACTGTGAAATTGTCAGTGTCGGGTATGGTAGGTGCGTTAACTTCTACAACATCCGGCCCAGATGGCATCCAAAAGTACTGGCTAAAGTTTACAAAACTGTCATAGTCAACAAATGGATCCCAGGTGTAATATTCGCTGTTGTACAGTTGATCTGGTCTGTTTTGGTCGCCACCTTGAAATCCAATGGCATCATTGATACCAGGATAAGTTATGACATTTTTGATATTGTTGGTGTCAGGTTCTAAGCTGACAACGCCTGGTTCTAGTTGATAGTCTTGGCGTGTTTTGCTTGGTTCGACCACGTATTTGTCATTGGGGTTTACTCCTGGGCCCACTGTGCGGCCTATAAAGCCCTGTGTCTTTTTAAACTTGGGCTCTTGAACCATTTGATCCAACGTGGCGGCCAAGAATTGTTTGTTGACTGGTGTTTGAAATATCTGTGGAAGAAAATCTACTGATCTTGTACGTGCCATTAAATTACTCCGCTGCCTGGTGCAGTACGCAAGTTAGTACTGGTCAATGCTTCAATTACATCAATGTTGTCAATGGTAGCGCCATTGGCAAAAATTTCATTTGGCTGACTACGAATTTCATACAAGTCGCCAAAACTTTTTTGTTGGTCCAGTGGTACCAACACAACTGAACTAATAATAGTACCCAGCTGTCTGTGCAAATATGCTGCCAGTTCAGAGAAGTAGAATGTATCACCAAAGTTCCATTTGTCAATGCTGAAATATGCATTCATTTCTGCCAACACCGCACTTTTTATTTCACTGGTACTGGCTGTTGAATTCTGCGCACGAATAACTTTGATTGTGGCTCGTAATTGTTGTGCTGCCTTGGCGCCAAACAAGGGTTTGAATACCACTGAATTGATCACAATGTTGTCTGAAATCATTTTGTAGTCTTGTAATCGTTGGTATTCTGTGCTGAGTTCATCTATGGTGGGCATTTCAGGCTCAAGCACAGTGCCTGTGGTGTCACGCAACCAGTTTTGATAAGCAGTGTAATAACTCAGCGTGACAACATACAAGTCAATGATGTTGGTGGTTCCTGGATCAATACGATTGGTTAACGGGCTATTGTGACGATACTGAAAATACAAACTTTGTCTGCCAGTTCTAGCAATCCATCCTGATACTGCAACAATAGTACGAACTCCTGTGGCTGAAATGCTGAGTTGATAAAATGCATCTTCCCCATAGGCGTAGAACACCTGTCCCGGAGTCCACTCAGTTTTAGCCAATTCAATTTCGTCCAGCGTACTGTAATCATAGATCACCACACCTTGTTCAACCAACAAATAACGTTGCAAATTGTCAAAGTCCACTGTTTCTTGCAGGAACACGTAAGGGCCTGCAGTGGTAGCTGGTCCCACTACTTCGTTAAAAAAGTCTGGATTGTCGGGTACACCGTCGTTGTCTGAGTCACGATAACTTACCAGCACTTGAAAGTCGTCTACATAGCCATCGCTTTCCACAGGTTGTCCAATTATGGTGGTGTAGATGTCACCAGGCAATGGCTCTGTTGAGTCAGGCTGTGTGTTTACCGCCAAGATGTTGACAAAGTCTTTGATAATGGTTCCTGTGCGGCTGTCATAGATCAGTTGATCTTCGTAGAAGAAGAAACGTGTTTGCAACACTGAACCAAAGTTATAGGCCAACCCACGGAATGTGATGGTGTAGTTTTGATTTTGTATTACAAATGATACCAACCAAGATGAGTCCAGACCAGGAGCATTTTGATCAGCATATTGCTGGCTCCAGGCAGCAACAGTGGTGCCATTGCTTTCATAAACTTTGAGATTGGTGCTGGTTATGATGTACCAGGTGTAAGGTGTACCGGTGATGTCGCCATTGCTGTCGTAGCCCAGACCAAAGTTGCGATTCAACAAAATTTGTTCGGTCATGGCCTGTTCTACAGAATTGGGCAAGTCTGTCACAAACAGTGGAATAATACTGTCTACAATGGCGCCAGTGGGCACAAAGTTGTTTATGGTCACAGGACCTGCACCTGAAGGTAGGTTACCCAGGCCACCGTTGTAGCCATCACCCACAATGGCCTGTGGGCTGGCCCAGATCTCCATGCGTTCATCTGCACGAGTAGCTGTTCCTTGTACCAATCTGTTGTTGCGATCAAAGTAGTAGCCAGTGGGTGGCACAAACTTTATCAATGCTCCTGGAATCACATATTTGAACATTGTGGTGGTAGTATCGCCTACAGGAATAGGTGTGCCGTTGGGCCATGTGGTGCTGATGGTGGTATTTCTAAAGTAGCCAGTGGTTTCATTGGCCATGGTGGTACTCTGATTCCAGGTGTATCCAGACAACCATGTGATATTTGTGGGCACTGTGGTGCTGGTTATTCGTGGAAAGTTTTCGTAATAAAATTGTTTGACTGTGGGCCCAATCAAGGCAGGTTGTACTTGATTGGTAATCACATCAGAAATGTCATTGCGATTGTCATAAGAAAACAATATGGTAGGCAGAATGTTTTGACGCCACAGCGCACCATCACTTGAGAATGTGTTGGTTGAACTATACTTGCCAGTGTTGTCTACTAAGTCAAGATAGCGACTGGTACCAATACTAGCACGGTTCAACGCCTTGCTCTTGATAATTGAATTGTATTGTGTGTATGGGAACAGGTTGTAATCTTCACCGTTGACCATGCGATTTTGTGTGTAGTAACCTGCAGGAGCACGTTGTTTGATTTCGCCAATGGGTTCACGTGCTTGGCTGTTTGACACAGGACGTGTGATACCACAGGTAAATGTAATGGTTTGCAAGTTGCCGTTGCGGTCAGTGTATGAGATGGGCAACACAACGTTTTGCATTTCTTCAGGATTGATAATATACTGCAAACCGTTGCTGGCACGTACATAAGCGCGGAATATACCCACTGGAATTTCACTGAACACCCCGTCACCAAACACCATGGTGATCTGGTCATTGGTTCTTGACGTTACACTATAAATCGGTTGTAGTACATTGTTGCGTTGTTCAGCAGCGGTATAAACGTTTTCCACATATTGCCATTCGCGGCTGATATTGCCCAAGTCGTCCAATTGAAATAACCAACGATCTTCATTGTTGACACCTTCGACATTGATATCCACTGTGCGGTTGGCAATACGCTCGGCCAAGTTAAAATCTTGATTTTGCAAAATACCTTGTTTGAAGTAGAAAAAATATCCTGTGTTGGCTGACTGAAATCCCAGTTGATCATTTCTAAACAACACGTTGAACACTGTGTTGGGCTGTGGCGCTGGCTCATACACATAGTCCCTTCCAATACTGGTGGAAGTGGTGGCTTCAAATGGCATATTGATGCCATCAACCGTGGCAGTGTAAGGTATCACAGGCAAAAAACCAGGTACCAAGTTAATGCCATATTCGTCAGTGCGCACACCCAGTATGGTTTGACGATTGCCAGGACGTCCCACTTTTTGACTGTCTACCAAGCTGGCATTAATAATAGTAGTGAATTGTTCTTGCCAATCTGGATTGGTGGGGTCGGCCCAATTTACAGTGACATTGCTGAGATTTACACCATTGTAGTCCACAACGTTTTCTGTGGTGGTTACATTGAATACTTTGAGAAAACCTTCAGCTGCTGAATTACGTTTGGCTGTGTAGCTCACAAGATTGGCCAGTCGGACCACTGAGTCTCTGCGTTCAGCAGTGTCAATGTAGTTTTCACGAGTGTTTAAGTCAGTGCGGAAAGCCAGGGCCTGGCCCATGAACGCCATGACGTCCAGCAAAGCAATAAATTCTGAACTTTCAATGTAGTCATTGAATGTTTCAGGATAATACAAACGCAAATAGTCAATGAAACTTTTGCGAAGAGTTTCAAAGTCGTAACTTTGGAAGTCGGCTTCGCGATAAGTTTGGTAGATTTGTTTCCAATCTTCTACACCAAATATTGCTGTTTGTCTTGTGGTTGTTGCCATTTTTGTCTCGTCCGTGCTTTATTTATTCGTAATAAAAACGGCGTAGTTATACGTAACTGGCATTGCGAGTGGTTTCGTCAAAGAATATGCTGAGTATTTCAGCGTTGGTGGTGTTTATTATTGTGACTTCTAACTGTATCAATATACCATTTTCTTGGGGGAATACCTGTATGTCATTGATGGTGAGTCTGGGGTCACCAGCAGCCACACGTTGTATTTCAGCTCGCAAATCTTCTTGCAATTGTTCTACTTGATTTTCAAACAAAAAACTGTAAATTGTGGTGCCATAGCCAGGACGCCCTGGCAGTTCACCTTGACGAATGTTGAAGGCATTCAATAGGTCGCGCTGAATCAACTCAAAGTCAGTGAGTGTGAACTTTTTGTTTTGATTGATAGTGTTGAAGCCAATGAATGTGGTCATGTTGATATTTATGGTGTAGTTTAACTGCCATAATTGAGATCAGGAACTTTGTCGTTGCCCACGATTCTGGTAGTAGCAGCATCAACGGTGATTCGGTCAACTGTGTCAGTTGCTTCTCCTGGTGGTGCCTGTTGTAACACAGCATCATTTAGTTTTTGTTCTGCTGTACCAACGGCAAATTGTGCTTCTTTAAACTTGGCATCAAATTCAGCCTGCTTGTCTGGCGGCAACTGTCCTCGAATCCAGTCAGTACCAGCTGCTGAATTTTTGGCAAACACCGATGATATGCCTCCAAGTTCTTTGGCATTGAATACATCCAGCGGCACTCCCAATGAACTGGCCGTGGCCAACCCTGAGTTCATTAAATTTTGCTGTGTCAAATTCTGCGCCGCAGGATTTTTTAAAAAACTGTCAAGACCGGTGACACCGCCTGCACCAGTCCACACAGCAGGACTTTTCAACACTGATGTTAGATTGTTTATGCCTTGTTTTAGAAACGTGCTGGCTGTGCCTGGTTTGAGTAGTCCTGCTGTTTCCAACTGTGTAGCATCAAATCCAAACTTGCCAACTCCCACTGCATTGGTTATTTGATCAAAATTTTGTCCAGTGGCAGTGCCTACTGATGCCATGGTGGCACGAACATCAGTGGTATCGAGACCTGACATGGGCATGATTGCTGTGGCTGTTTTGGCAAAATCCGCAGTGGTAATACCATTGGTCACTGGTACACCAAGCAAAGCGCCAATTTTAGCTGTGGTCTGTTGCAGTATGGTACCACCATTGGTGATGCGACTTTGCAAATTTCCTGTGGTACCTGCAGCCAATGACTGCTTGGCACTTTGTGCAATACTCACAAACTGATTCTGTGTTCCTTGATCTGTGCCAGCAAATCCAGCAAACCCTTGTGTCACTTCAGCCCGAGCCGCTTCAAGGCCATCAGCGGCTTGTGTTTGTGCGCTGAGTATGTCACCAGATTGAAAACCAGTAAGCCCACCTGCTGACGCTTGCTTTTGAAAAATAGCAAAGGCCTGTTCACGTGTCATGTTTGGAGGGCCGCTGACTTCAAAAACCTTTGATTGACCGGCGCCAATCGCTGTTTTTATACCAGCAAGATCAAAAGTAAATTTACTCATAATGCTCTGACCACTACCCCAGCTGGCACAGCCGGCGCACCTGGTGGTGGTGGTGGTTTTCCTTGTTCTAACTTGACCTTTACATCAACTCCTAGGTTGTGATAAGGATAAGGTTCATGTGTGGGTGCTCTAGGCACAATGGTTTCCAACGCACTGTCCTTGACTTGCCAGCCTTTGGCAGTGTCAAACTCGGTGTCTGACAGCAAGATCTTGGCAATGGGCTTGGGTGCTGTGACTTCGGGTGCAGCAGGACCATTCAAATCAATGCCACCGGCTGTGAACAACAATGCATCACCACCGTTCCATGATCCTGAAGCACTGTTCAAAGCTAGAGTACCATCAGACTTGATGCCAATGGTGTTTTTGCTGTAGATTTTGAAATCTCGCTGCGCAGACAAATTGAGATCAGTCATGGCTTCCACAGTCATGGCATTGGCAGTTTTGACCTGTATGTTGCCACCAGCATACATGTTGATGTCGCGGTCAGCATGCATGTTGATGTCACCATTGGTGCGTATGTTCACAGAGTTAGTGCTGAACACATCTACTGTGCCTTCTTTGCCAAACTCCAACCAAGTCTGTCCATTGGCATGGGTGATGTAGAAAAAGTCACCTGAATCGTTCATGGTGATTTGATGACCCTTGGGTGTGCGCAGTCTAAACAAGGCATTTTTACCGTCAAGGTCACCATCGTCCATAACAAGAGTGTGTCCGCCCATGCGACCAATCACTCGAGCATCCGCAGGGTCGAGTTCATTGTTTTGAATTTTTTTACGTATATCATTGGGCTTCATACCACCGTTGTACACGGGTATCCCAGGAGTGCTGACACCAAACACAGTGCTGGGTGTTTCACGTTGGCTGGTAGATCTTATGGGCCCACGTTCAATGTCCCGGTTGAGCCCTTGTTGAAACAACACACCTGCAACTACATTGTGTACTGGCTTCTCCTGATTAAAAAATTTCTCATTGTTAACTATTTTTTCGTTGTTGACGTTGATTTCTGTGACTGGCAAGTACTCATCGTTGACAAAGTATGTTTTTTGATTTTGGTTGGTGGTTACTTTTTTGTTACTGCTGCCCACAGCAGGAACCATGTGTCCCAGTCCTGTGTCAGGCACAACACCAATGTAATAGCCCAGTTGACGGTCACCATTGGCAAACACACACAGCACTGTGATGCCAATGTCAGGAGGAGTGAACCACATGCCATAGGCATTTTGATTTTGTGTATATTCACCTACATTATTTTCTGCGTTGTTGCCTGCGGGCGTGTAGCCATAAAATCCTGGCAAATATCGCACAGTGGTCCATTTGGTACGGTCATTCATGTCACCACCACTGAACGTTTCTATGTATACCTGTAAACGTCCTGCTCGTGTGGGGTCCACATTGTTCATCACAATGCCTACGAATGGACCAAATTCTGAGGGTACACCGCCACGATCTAATTTGTAATTTTGTGGTCGGCCTCTGCTGCGTTGTATTTCTTCTGACAAAATTGCTCCTTAACTTTCTCTTACTATGGTTTGTGTACGGCCTGCTGTGACAAATGGGTTGACATTCAGTGGCTGTGGCGACGATTCTGTGGTCTGGATAGGGACTACACCAGATCCAGTGGATGCCCGCGGATATGATGACGGACCAACTGTGCTGTTGCTATTGACAGTGGCTGGTGGTGTGGTAGAGGCCACAATGTTGGTGGGTGGAGGTGCAGTGGCTGGTCTAGTGCCAGTAGAGGACAATGCTGCTCCATTGGTGATGCTGTTGACCACGCTGGTGTTGGTGTTGGTCACAAAGTTTTGTGCCACTGTGGGTGACTGTGCATTTGACCTAGTAGAGTCCGCCACATCTGTGGTACCGTCTGTGCGTTGATTTGTGGTTTGTGCAGTGGTCTGCCCAGTGGACTTGCCCACAGTGTTGGTGCCATCAGGTTTGGGAAACATGAACAAAGAGCCTTCAATTGTCTGTTCAAATTTTCCTTGTCTAAACTCACTGATCACTCGTGTGGCCTGATACACTGTGCTTTGTATTGGCAGTCGGTCTTTGGCGTTTCCCCCCGCATAAGGGTCCGCCAGCCCAGTGTTTATATCATAGTCTTTGGGACGTTGCCAGGAAATTTCAAACATCACTTGTTCAGCATCAAAATTTATGGTGCCATCAGCAAAAAACGGTGAAAAACTGAATTCTTTGGCATTGACACCACCGGATATGCTGCCTTGTTGAATCCAGGCCGGATCTCCTATGATTCGCATTTTGGTAGTGCCCATGTTGCTGGGACTGTAGAGATATTCAGCGGCATTGGCTTGCACTTCTAAGGCACGACCTTGTTCACCTTGTCTGCTTTCAGAGCTGGCAGCCATGTAAGTGTACTTGGCTATTTCTCGCATGCTGGAAGTACTCGCTTCTCTCTGTGCTGCTGCTATGTTATCTTTTGCAGTGGTGCCAGTTACTGTGAGGTTGTAGAGACTGTTGAAGTTGGCAGTGAAATCCAGCACTGCGGTATTGGCACCAGTGAACCAATAAGGATATGATTTATGAATGCCACGAAATCTTGTGAGTGGAAAGTATCTAGATTCAAAGTTTTGCAAAAGATAAGGAGTCACAATGAACAAAATGTCATAGGCATGATCCCTACGTTTGGGATCATAATCGCCTTGCGTGGCTTCAAAACTGATTTCATACCATTTCATGGGCTTTGTCAGGTCCAGGTTGGGATTGGTAGTTTCAATTTGAGTCTTGGCATCTATCACTGTCAACTGTTGACTCAGTATGTAACTGCTGTTTCTAATCACCAGATCAATGGCCTGCACCAACTGCATGCCAGCAGTGATACTGTAGTTGCGATTTGAGATGTCTACCGGGTTTTTTTCTGGATCAAGTGCTTGATTGGGATCTGGAGGTCCCATAGGGCCATCGTCTGACTGTTTAATTCGTCCGGGCAATATCAGTGTAGCATCGCCAATGCCACCACTAAACTCAATGGCATAAGTGTCTGCCACATTATAAATGCCTTTCTTTACCAACTCTTGCTGATAGGCATTCATGGCTCCCATGAGTCCTTGTTTGATCACCAGCTTGGAACTGGGTGCCGCAGATGCTTTGGGCGGAGGTGGCTGTGCTGCGGATCCAGAAACAGCCTGTTGAGAAAAGTCTGGCCGAGAAAATACACCACCTGTGGTTGTGGAGTTTCCAGGACTGGCATTGGGTGCTGTGCCGGCTGTGTACTGCAAACCATTGCCCAGCAACGCACTCACTGATGATGCTGTAAACTGTGTGTCATAAGGCACAGTGCCGCGACGGGTGCCGCCAGCAACCATTTGACCAATGGGTGCGCAGTCAAAATCATAAGTGACCAGTTTTGAGCTCACACTCCAGTCAATTTTTTTAATGAGAAATGGTATGAACTTTTCAACCACAGCATTGGGATCTGTCAGCCCTGTGTTGGGATCTGCAGCACCCACAGCCAACAGATTGCCATTGATGTCATATCCATACCAACGTATGACCATGAGATAGGCTGCTGCTGTGTAATTGATGGGCTGATTCTCACCTTGCACTTGTCCAGCATCTTGCACTGCACGATACAGTCGGTCCAACAAGGTGATGTTGCCAGGCTCTATCACAGTGAATTTGAGATCTGTGACCATGTGGGCTGTTTGCGTGGCCTTGCCAGGCAAAGCATTGTCCACAGTGATTGAGTCAATATAAAAATCCTGGGGAAACGCAGGATTTCTTCCAAAGTCGTCAACGTCCTCAGCATCAAGGCCCTCAGTGCCTGGGTTTCGACCACCTACCTCACCTGATCCTTTGCCCAGGAATCCACCTCGGTTGGTGGGCGCACCACCACTTTGAAACAGCAAAAAATATCCGTTGATGTCTTTTTTCTTTCTGCGCAACAAGCGTTCATACTGCAAGGTGCTCATTAAATACACACTGGCGCTGTAGGTATAGCTGGCAAATCTGTCCAGCACATTAGGCTGTGGTGTTATTTCGTCTGTGGCTGTGAGATTGCCTGACACATCGGCCCGGGTCTGTTCGGCTGTGACTATGACCTCTGATAATGTTTTGTCATCATCCTGAGTGCGATCAAAACCGTCAATCTCTACTTTCCAAGATGGTGACTGGTCTTCGGAGTTGGGTAGTTTGGGTGGAGCATCAGCCATGTGTTAGAATCCCAATACAGATTTAAGTGTGGTAATTTTAGGCAGGTAGATCGTGGTACCCACTGCAAAATCCAAGGGTGGTTTGGTCAGTGTGTTGGGGTTGCGTTGATAAAATACCCACCACAGTCTAGCATCACTATACAAGTCATGTGCCAGCAAGTCTGGACGATATTGATAAGTGAGATTGATGGTAAAACTCAAATCGTCGCTTTCTTTGGGCAAGGGTCTGTTGGCCATGACATCAAGATAGAATTGATTGTATCCTGTGAGAAAATACGGACTGGTTGCGTCATAGTTGGCCATTACCAGAACCCTCCTTTGAGCAATTGTCCACTGGCATATTCTTTCATGTTGAACAACGTGCTTTGTTGGTCGCGTGTTTGTATGGGCATGAGAGTGATGGATATGTCACAACGAGTGGGCACATAGGTACTATTGTCAATGTTGGTTACACTTTGTAGATCCAGCAAAGTCTGTGATGGAACATTGGGCAAGGCACCTTTTTTGAGCCCAGAATTTCGCAGTCGACCAATCACAGCCTCAATGGGGTTGAGGCCAGTTTGTGGTTTTTCTTGCCGACCGTTTAGATTCACATTGTAGTTGTTGGGCTTGGTGCGTATGTAATCAACATTGTTGGGCATGCTGTAGTTGAATGTTCTGACCACACAAGGTTGATTGTTGAATTGATACTGTCCCAGGCCCATGAGATATACCAGTGGAGGCGGGGTACCACGAAAAGCATCTTTGGCACCGTAGAACATCTTGGTCACTGAGCGAAAGAAATGTATCACTGCCAACAAGTAATTGGCTTCAGCTGTGTCTTGCGCAGTGAATTCTCCAGAAATTTGGATGTCACCCACATATGAACTTTTATAAAACTGTCCACGATAATTTGAGTGTGTGAGGTCTGTTTGATCATAGTTGGCATTGTACGAGGTTGATATGGTGGGCATGTAGGGAAACACCACACCATTGCTGGCCGCCAATGGCGCCAATATGCCATTCTTTGCATCTGCGTCTTTGTACAGATATGTGGCCCCAGACGCCAGTTTCAATTTTACACGCCAGTCATTGTTGCCTGGAGACTGAAACTCAGCCTGCACTGCTGCTTGTTGTCGGAGTTGTGCTTCTTGCGCGGCTTGCAGTGCAGCTTCCACTGCCTCAGGATTTTGTGCTGCCGCACGGTTAAAAGCACCACCACCAAAAGGACTGGTTGCACCGGGCGCCACAGCAGGATCAACTGTGGGATCCACAGGTGTAGGAGTTCTTGCGGTTGCATCATTGAAAAACGCACCACCAAATGGTGATGTGGCTCCAGGAGCCACAGGTGTAGGAGCTCGTGCAGTTGCATCGTTGAAGACTGCACCACCAAATGGTGATGTGGCTCCAGGAGCCACAGGTGTAGGAGCTCGTGCAGTTGCATCATTGAAAAACACACCACCAAATGGACTGGTTGCACCTGGAGCCACAGGTGTAGGAGCTCGTGCAGTTGCATCATTGAAAAACACACCACCAAATGGCGAGTCAGCACCTGGAGCCACAGCAGGCACAGGTTCAGGTTGTCGAGTCAGATCAACATTGACCACTGGCCCAAATGGATTCACATCACCAGTTTGCAATGGAGACAAAGGTTCCGGATCCGTCACAGGCGGTCCTGGTGTAGTTGTTGGCGGCTGTGGCAGTTCAGGGTCTACTGCGGGATTTTGTTCAGCTGGGGCTCGTGTGACCATTTTTTATTCCTATGCCTTATTTAACCATTTTTTTAACCACGCAGTTTAACAAGAGGTTGACAATTGTTGTATTTGTGCTACAATAAGTACATATCTGGAGAAACCCCGCCGATGACTTTAATCGCCAAACCCGCTGCCAAGGTCAACTACCTTAACAACCGTGACATCTTAAAAGAAATACATCTAAGCAAAAACACCTACTGTAGTTTCCGGGATCGAACAACTGATCATCAGTTTGACATGATCCTGCCGTCAGTGAGCAAAATCAATCAAAAGACCACGGCAGAAGCACGCCGCAATCGTGCTGACCGTCACAAACGTGAAACTGGTGAAGTGATTGATCCCAAAAAAATACCCAACACAGAAGTGGTTTTCCGCGTCATGACATGGGAACACATACCCATGGCGCCCAAGAAAGTGCCTAAAACTGCTGCCAAAAAGAAAAAGATCGAAGACATACTAGACCTAGATGATGTTGTGGAAGATCCTTTGGCGGATTTAGTTGAAGACGTTGTGCTGGATCCCACTCACATGCGTGTGAACTTTCCCCCGTTTTGGCATTACCGACTAGACGAAAACAAAACACCTGTGCTGGTGGGCAAAAGCCACTGGCGGGGAGATTTAGACTCAGGTGAGTTTTGCAAGGATCATGGCAACATGACACGCAAACTGGCCACTATGTTTATGAAACTGTGCGAACGTTATGCCACAAGATCAAACTGGAGAGGTTACACTTACAATGAAGAAATGCGCGGACAAGCCCTGTTACAACTCAGTCAAATCGGATTGCAATTCGACGAGTCTAAATCGCAGAACCCTTTTGCGTATTATACTGCCGCTATCACTAATAGCTTTACTCGCATCCTGAACATTGAAAAGAAAAATCAAAACATCCGTGATGATATTTTGGAAATGAACGGCTTGAATCCTTCATGGACCCGACAGAATTCTGGACGAGCAAGTATGGCAGCCATGTCCGGTCCGGTTGTAACTACCTACGAAGAGTAGTATACTAAGTAGATGACAAATCTATTCAAGAAGGCTGCGGTCTTCACAGACATACATTTCGGACTTAAAAGCAACAGCCAAACACACAATGACGACTGTTTGGACTTTGTCAAATGGGCAACCGCTACTGCAAAAGAACAAGGTTGCGAAACTTGCATGTTTCTTGGTGACTGGCACAACAACAGGGCCAGCTTAAATATTGTTACCCTGAGCTACAGTCTTCGAGCCTTGGAGCACATGAATGACAACTTTGATCGGGTATATTTTATTCCTGGCAATCACGATTTATATTACCGAGATAACCGCGATATACAGAGCGTGGAATGGGCACGACATCTCCCAAATGTTACAATATGTAACGACTGGTTCAGTGACGGTGACGTTGTTATTGCTCCTTGGCTATGCGGCGATGACCACAAGCGTATTCCAAAGATGACCGGCCGGTACATGTTTGGACATTTCGAATTGCCCGGTTACTACATGAATGCCATGGTACAGATGCCAGATCATGGCACAGTACAACGTGGAGACTTTGGCGGCTTTGATCATGTGTTTACCGGACACTTTCACAAACGTCAAACTGCCAACAACATCACCTACATTGGCAACTGCTTTCCTCACAACTATGCTGACGCTGGTGATGACGAACGTGGCATGATGATACTAGAATGGGGCAAGGAGCCCGAATATCATGCCTGGCCTGATCAACCCAGATACCGAGTACATGGCTTGGCCAACTTGATTGACAATGCTGCCACGCTGCTGGCTCCCCGGATGCATGTGCGTGTAAATTTAGATATTGAAATTTCATACGAAGAAGCCAATTTCATCAAAGAAACATTCATTCGAGACTATCAACTACGTGAAATGGCTTTGATACCAAACAAAACTTCAGGAGTGGACGTGGACCTTGCACCTGGTGATGTGAAATTTGAAAGCGTGGATCAAATTGTCACAGACCAACTCACCAATATTGAAAGTGAATTCTACGACAACAAACTGCTGTTGCAAATATACCAAAACTTATGAGATTGTATTTCAACGGATGTAGTCACACATATGGCGATGATTTAAGCCAACCTAAATCTCAAGCATGGCCTGCAATTTTGGCCAACACTGTTGGTTGTGACTTTTTGAATGATGCTGTGAGTGGCAATGCAAATGATCACATCATATACAGAGCAATAAAAAATGCTCATGAGTTTGATAAAATTTATATTGCTTGGACTTATATCGAAAGATTCACACGATATCGAGCTGACAACAATTATGTTGTAAATTTCAATTCCAATTTAGCCAACAGTCTGTATGGCAATGATTCAAATTTTGTCAATTATGGAAAAATGCATTATGCTGTATGGCACAACGACTTGTATAGTTTTAAATTATGGTTACAAAACATAATCATGGTGCAGCGGTATTTAGAGTCTGTAAAGAAACCATACGTAATGGTGAACACCGACAACAATCAAATTGATCGGTGGACTACTTCTTGGGAAAACTTTAATTATAGTGTACAATCGCTATTGTGCTTTGATCTCATGAATGATGATCAATTGTATCAGGAACACAAAGAAATTCAGCAACTGTTGTCACAAATAAATTTTGATCGTTACATTGGTTGGAACACATGGTGGTTGATGAAAGACCCGTTTGCCACTGGTGCCACTGGTCACTATTTGTCCCAAGGACATGAACACATTGCAAAATACATTTTAGCACATGATACACATTAAAAATCTCACTGTACGTAATTTCATGAGTGTGGGTGCAGCCACACAAGGCATTGACTTTGACCGTCAAGATCTTACATTGGTATTGGGTGAAAATTTGGACCTAGGTGGTGATGGCAGTCGCAATGGCACAGGCAAAACCACAATCATCAATGCATTGAGTTATGCCATGTACGGACAAGCATTGAGTAACATTCGCAAGGACAATCTAGTAAACAAGACCAACACCAAAGGCATGTTGGTCAGTTTGGACTTTTCTGTCAACGGCAAGACATACAAGATTGAACGAGGACGCAAACCCAATGTGTTGCGTTTTTATGTAGACAGTGAAGAACAAACTGTTACAGATAATGCACAAGGCGACAGTCGAGAAACACAAGATGCCATTGAGCGTGTGTTTGGCATGAGTCACGACATGTTCAAACATATCCTGGCCCTGAACACTTACACTGAACCGTTTTTGAGTTTGAAGGCCAATGAACAGAGAACTATTATTGAACAGTTGTTGGGCATCACAGTGTTGAGCGAACGTGCTGAACGCATCAAAGAACTCAACAGAGTAACCAAGGACGCTATTACTTCTGAGGAGTTTAGAGTACGTGCTGTTCAAGAAGCCAACAAGCGAATTGAAGAACAAATTGAAAGTCTGCGTCGACGTCAAGGCCTGTGGCAAAAGAAATACAACAGTGACTTGGCATATCTAGTGGGTCAATACGATGAGCTAGCCCGAGTCAACATCGACGCAGAGCTGTTGGCACACAAAGAACTTGCACTATGGAACGAACGCAAAAAGCAAGCAGATGCACATGGTAGACTGCTGGCATATCAAACTGCATGGCAACAAACACAAACCAAAGAAATTACTGCATTAAAAGTCAGTTATGATCAACTCAGTCATATTGATATTGTTGCAGAGCTACAAGCACATCAAGACTTGGCTGCATACAATCAACGAGCCAAGGACATTGCCGAACTTGAAAAACTCATTGCTCGTTGTGTAGCGGATGAAGCCCGAGAACAAAAGACTTCGGACAAACTCCGAGCAGAGATTGCCGAACTAGAAGCACACAAGTGTTATGCTTGCGGTCAAGAGTTTCACGACGGTGCCCACGAAACTGTGCTGGAAACCAAACGAAAAGCATTGCAAGAGTCTGCACTACAAACCCTGGCCACCAATGGTCAGTGGATAGAAAATACTTCAGCACTTCAGGCACTAGGTGAGTTAGGCACCAAACCCACAACACATTACAAGACTGAAGCTGAAGCTATTCGTCACAGCAGTGAATTAGAAAACATACAACAAAAGATCAGTGCCAAAGCAGCAGAAACTGATCCTTATGCTGAACAACTTGTGGGTTATGTCACTGTGGAACTAGGCACACAGCCTGTGACCCACTACGACACAGAAGCACAGGCCATCAAACACTCCACACAGGTCAACAATTTGCTGCAACAGATTACCAGCAAACACGCCGAAACTGATCCTTACAGCGAACAAATTGAGGACATGCAACAACAAGCCTTGCAGACAGTAGACTACAACCGGATCAATGAACTAACCAAAGTACAAGACCATCAAGAATTTTTATTGAAGTTATTGACCAGCAAAGACAGTTTTGTTCGCAAGAAAATTATTGATCAGAACTTGAGTTACTTGAACGCACGACTCACCCACTATCTGGATCGCATTGGATTGCCACACACTGTGAAGTTCCAAAACGATTTGAGTGTGAGTATTGAGGAACTGGGACGTGAGCTGGACTTTGACAACTTGAGTCGTGGTGAACGCAATCGTTTGATCCTCAGTATGAGTTGGGCATTCCGCGATGTGTGGGAAAGTTTGTATCATCCCATCAATATTTTGTTCATTGATGAGATGATTGATTCGGGCTTGGATACACAGGGTGTAGAAGCCAGTCTTGCACTATTGAAGAAAATGACTCGTGAGCGCCACAAGAGTATATGGCTTGTAAGTCATAGAGACGAACTGGCTGGACGTGTGGAGAACATACTCAAGGTAGTGAAAGAAAACGGTTTTACCAGTTATAACACAGATGTTGACATTGCATAAACAACTAGCATGGGTAATTGCTGCTCGCGATGTGTCAGACTTTTATGTCAATCGCGATCAGGTACGCCACTTGTATCAAGGCTCAAAAGCCATCAGTGATATATCGATCTTGCACAAAGTCAATCATGTATTGGCTCGCAATACTTGGCAACATACTGACCACTTGACCTACTTCAAACAAGACTTTGCACCTTGGTTGCAAGAGCACAGCAGTAATCGTATCACAGGCCTGGCACAATACCAACCTAATTTTAGCGCAGGTACCACACAGGCCTTTGATAGTTTTTACTTTAGACATCGCACCCGACGATTTAGATGTTTTGTAGGTGAATATTTTTATCACTTGAAAACATGGCTCAGCAACGATGTTGACTGGAGTTTTATCACTGACAATGATCCATTGGTCACCGGTGATGCCTTGGTAATCTCTGCACCGTTCTGTGACACAGGTAGTATGCATCCAGATTATGATCTTGCCATTTTGCGCTGCAATCAGCTAGGCATACCAGTGTTGATTGATGCATGCTACTATGTTATCAGTGGCGGTATTGAATTGGATGTCACTGCTGAATGCGTTGATACTGTGGCGTTTAGTTTGAGCAAAGCATTTCCTGTTGCCAACTTGCGCATTGGTATGCGGTATACTCGTTCCGGTGTATTTGATGGACAAAGTCTGCATGACAATATAAATTATAACAACACACTGTCTGCACAAGTTGGCAACATGTTGATTCGCAACTACAGCAGTGATTACATTTACAATCACTACCGTGAACAACAGTTGGAATTTTGCAACACTGTGGGCATCACTGCCAGTGACTCTGTGTTGTTTGCAACAGGCGATGCCACATGGAATGAATACAACCGCAGCAATTTATTGCAGCAATATCAATTGAGCTTTGATCCTAACTTGTTTGCAAATAGAATCAGTCTAACCTCAGTTTTTGAAAACTGGGACTTGTTTGAATTGTTAAAAAATGAAACTACAACTGCAATTTAAAAATATCATTGACGAACCTTGTTGCACAATTCGAGTCAATGAAGAAATATTGTTTTCTGGAATAACGCAGCCTGAACATATGTATGATATCAATGTTGCGTTGGGTCCGTGTCGATTAACAATCCAACACTGGAACAAACTGCCCGAACATACCAAGGTAGAACATGGTGTAATTGTGCGAGATCGCAGCTTTGAACTAGAACGATGTATGTTAGATGGATATGATTTGCAGGAACTGATATGGAACAGTCAGTTTGTTGCCGACAACGGACAAGTATATGAAAGTTGTTTGTTTTTTGGTCCCAACGGTGAATTTCAATTGAATTTTGAAAATCCACCGCTGCGTTGGATTTTGCACAGTCGACATAAAAGAAACAACAATGACCCACATTGGGAAGAAGATTTTGAATATTATCAACAAGCATGCAAACGTTTACAACTGATGTTGACCAAGTAAGGCAGTTGGCATGGACATTGGCTCAGGCCAGTGCCACTGATCAGCTGGACGTACCAGGCGAATATGTCTGGGCATTTCCTGCCACTGATCAATTTGATTCAGTACGTGCCAGAAGTCGCAGTATATTCAGCAGTGGCAACAGTATCAAAGATCCTGAGGTCATTGACTATGTGCAAGGACTTCATCTCAGTCGGCATTTGTTAAATCCCTGGATTGTGGAACAATTTGAATCAGAGTTTCCTGCATGGATTGCCAGCAGTGCAAATTATCAACTGAGAAACTTTGAATTGTTCCGGTACGTGGGATTCAGTGCCGGCACACAAGAATCATTTATTAATTTTTATTTGTTCAATAATAACCGTCGTTTCAGAGTGTTTCGTGGCGACTATTGGTGGCACATGGACATATGGACACGCATTGGTACCAACTGGGCGTATATCGAAGATGATACACTGCGTCCCGGAGACATTTGCATTTGCAGTTATCCTTTTGCACTAACTGGAGACAAACACCGAGACTTTGACTGGTTAATAGAACAGTGCAATCGCACAGGCATAGAACTGCTGGTGGATTTTATCTACTTGCCCAACAGTGCAGGTGCTGTGGATATTGATTTGTCAGCAGAATGTATCAAACAAATTACGTTTAGTTTCTCAAAGACTTTCCCTGTGCAGTGTGCCAAAATAGCAGTGCGCATGTGCAAGATCAAACCTGAAGATCCCATGCAGATGAGCAATGATGAGAACATCTGCAATCGACTCAGTGCAGGACTTGCATGGGACATTATACAACAGTTTCCCCCAGACTACAATGTTAAAAAATACCAAGATCAGCAGAAATACTGGTGTAGCAAACTAGGACTTGAGCCTACAAAAGTGGTGCATTTTGGCCTGGGAACTGACTACACTGCCCACGGCAGACACAGTGAAACTGCATGGTGTAGCCCGTTTAACCAGCAACAAAACCGCTATAATTTAGGCATGTTATACGAAAATCAAAATCTCTTGAAAAAACTCAATTTATATTAAGGCAGCATAACTATAACACGAAAGGCAATTTCCCAAACTCACATGACATGGCGATATCAAGACACCCCAGTTGAGACTTTACCCGAAGAATGTGTGGGATTTGTTTATCAGATCACAAATAATCTATCTGGACGCAAGTACATAGGCAAAAAATTAGCAAAATTTTCAAAAACAACGTACAAGACAGTAAAACAAAAGAACGGCATCAAAAAGCGGAAAAAGATACGCACCAAGATCGATAGTGATTGGCGTGAGTACTACGGGTCAAGCCCAGAATTAACCGCAGACGTAATCAAACTAGGCACCGCAAACTTCACCAGAGAGATACTCTACTATTGCAAAAGCAAAAGTGAATGCTCATACATTGAGGCACGAGAGCAATTTGCAAGACGAGTATTGGAATCAACAGATTATTACAACGGCCATATACAAGTACGTGTACATGGCTCACACATCAAAGATAAAATTTAATTACGACTCTGTGTTGGATGCATGATCCAACCCCATTGAGGAACGGTGCAATACCCGGTCTGGACTTGGGCGTCAAAGAACAGCTAC